ATCACCGACGTGCGTACACGGTCCTCGCAAGTTCCTTTCGGGAATCTCGAAGAAGAACGGCAAGCCTTACTCAATGTACGTATGTCCACAACCACAGGGGATGGACCAATGTTCCCCAGTGAACGGCTAGTCCAAGGGACTATGCTATAATAGGATTGGTTGAGGGGTAGTTATTCAGGGGAAGGTGACTGCCCCTCTTCCAACATAAGACAGGAGATGTAATGCAAAAGACTTTAGAAGTACATTTGCAAGAAGAACGCGAAAGAATCGCACGCAACATTGAAGGTGAGTTATGTTTCTATTTAAGAAACAATCATAGAACAGATGTTGACCCAAACCTTTCGTTAGGATTTTCACAGGCACTTGCTTATATTGCAGACCGAGTTAAGAAAAACTTTAATGTTGAATCTGCAACAATCAGGTATACAAATAGATGAGAACACTCGTCCGTTCGGTAGGTCGTTCGGACATTGGCGGAGAACCATTACCCCCAGTATTCAAGACCTTCAATACCAATAAAATTATTTGCCGACGCTCTGAGGTGTCGATGTTTGCTGGTGTCCCAGGTGTGGGAAAGTCCACTCTGGCACTGGCTTTAGCCCTTCGTATGAGGGTGCCTACTCTTTACATATCAGCAGATACTAACTCGCACACTATGGCTATGCGCCTTGCGTCAATGATTAGCGGTAAGAATCAGACAGACGTTGAGTACCTGATGGAACGTGATGCTGGTTGGACTAAGGCTGTACTGCAGAAGTCATCACACATTGTCTGGTCATTTGAATCTAGCCCTACTCTGCTAGATATTAATGAAGAGGTCGAAGCATTCGAGGAACTATGGGGTTGCCCACCTCAAGCAATCTTCATTGACAACTTGATGGACATAGCAACCGATGGTGGTGAAGAGTTTGCATCTATGCGTGCAGTGATGAAGGAGTTAAAGTTCCTAGCACGTATTACTAATGCAGCAATCATTGTCTTGCACCATACATCTGAAGCGGTACCAGGCAACCCAACTCAACCACGCTCTGCATTGCAGGGTAAGGTCGCGCAAATTCCTGCACTTATCTGTACACTAGGTGTAGTGGGTACGTCAATGGGCGTATCACCTGTGAAGAATAGATACGGAAGGGCTGATGCTAACGGCAATTTGCTTGCCTGGCTAGCGTTTAACCCTGAGTATATGTTTGTAGACGACATACCAGAAAACGGTGGATGATGATTAGAGAAGAAGAAGACGACACAACTCAGGAAGTACGTGCTCTTGTGTTGCTTGGTCTTAAGTCTGAAGTAGCAGTGCTGGTTGATAAGATTCAAGCAGCCAAAGTACCAGTCACAGATGAGTGGACTGATGGACTTAACGCTGGTCTTGATTGGGCAGTGCGTATTCTGAACAAGGATAAGAGTACGTCTTAAGTGATAGAGATTGAACTATCTAAATCAGAGGTAGACAATGCACTTGATTTTGTCCACCGTATGCGTGAAGATAAAAAGGAACACAGCGTAACTGATAAGAAGTTCGATTCTAATAATACATCTTGGGCTGTAAATCTTATGGGTTACCTTGGTGAATTAGCAGTTGCTAAAGCATACGATGTTAATCCTGATACAAGAGTACTCACTGGTGGTGATGAAGGTCACGACTTAATTATTAATGGCAAGAAGATTCAAGTCAAGACAACTACCACTAGCAAACTTATTTTTAACAGCAAGGAATTATTCTCTGCCGACTATGCTATCTTAGTACAGTTACTCGGAGATAAAAGAATGCCACATCTGAAACCACAGTTCATTGTGTGGGGTTGCATATCAAAGGAAAAGTTTCTTGATGTATGCTATGAACAAGACTTCGGGTATGGGATTAGATTTGTTTGCAACATCAACGATTTAAGTCAGGAACTTAATGCCATCACAGTCGCGTAAGCACAGAGGGTACCGAAGCCAAAAGGTTTGGGCTAACTTCCTAGCAGAGAATGGATTTCCATTTGCCGAATCTACTGGTGCTGGGCGTAGTGGTACTGACATCACTGGCACAGTAGGTATTGACTGGGAGGTCAAGGCACGCACAGGATTTAATCCCGCTGCTGCCGTGGCACAACTGAAGGATAGAGACAAAGGTGACCTCGGCATTGTGGTCTTAAGACTTAACGGACAAGGCGAGAAGTCTGTCGGTGATTGGGTTACAATTCTTAGAGGTGAAGATTTAGTGTGGCTACTACGGGAAGCAGGGTATGGTGATAAAAATTGACAATGACTTGCCATCAATCAGAGCAGTCCTTGAACACTACGGGGCGACCTTACGCAGTACTCACGGACAGGTCAATCTTAAGTGCCCCTTTCACGGAGACTCGCATCAGTCTGGTACGGCGAACCTCGATAAGAACATCTTCATCTGCTTTGCCTGTGGTGTACAAGGTAACAGTATTCAAATCATCGTGCATCAAGAGGGGTTAAGTTTCTATGAAGCAAAGCGTTTTGCAGAAGGAATTACTGGGGAAGTCCGTGAAGAAGTACGCGGAAAGTATTCATCTGGCAGAAGATTACCTAGCAAGCAGAGGAATTCCGCTGGAGGTAGCACGGTTGGCTCAATTAGGCGTAGTCGCGGAGCCTGATACTGGTCACGAGATGTATGCAGGACGCTTGGCTATCCCTTACATCACCAAGTCAGGTGTAGTTGACCTACGCTTTCGCTCATTGAACCCAGCAGTTGAACCAAAGTATATGGGTATGACTGGGGCAGAGACTAAGATGTACAACGTATTAGATGTTGAACGTGCAGGTGACTGGATAGGAGTGTGTGAAGGTGAACTGGATACCCTTACTATGTCTAAGTGTGTTGGCTTTCCTTGTGTTGGTGTCCCTGGTGCTAACTCGTGGAAGAAACACTACACAAGATTGCTTGCCGACTTTGAAAGAGTGTTCGTATTTGCAGATGGTGATGCTCCTGGACGCGAGTTCGCCAATAGCCTCGCAAGGGAACTGCCAGTTACTGTCGTCACATTTGGGGAAGGCGAAGATGTCAACTCAGTGTTCGTGTCGCAAGGTAAAGATTTCATTCTGGAAAAGATTGGCATTTAGTGGAAGACATAGAACCACCCCATAACTATTGCAATGACTGCGAGATAGAGTTTGAGGATTCATTCCAATTGATAGACCACTTCTTAGAAGATGACGAAGAGTTCGACCCGTACTATCTGTTGCCCTCTGGATTCAAACTTATGCTAGGGTCACTACTGCGGTTTATGTTTGAGCACGCTGAGGAACCTGAGCAAATCAAACTCATATCACAGTCTACTTATGTTACACTATTTGCTAGTGAGAATGGTTACGATTTAGTAGATGAGTTGGTTGAGGATACGATTGTGAAGTCAGCACTCGTAGACTTTGATGCAGGACTAACGAAACTATTAGAAGAGGGAACCAATGACAGCGAAGGCGGAGCGTGAGGAAATATGGCAGATTATAAATCACTTGACGAATCAAGGTTTGAAGGTGTCAGCCTACGACAAGGACGGTTCGTTCCTGATGGTCACTCTAAAGATTCCTCTGTTGCACGCACAGTCCATCTCGAAGTAAATCTTTCCAACTTAAGTAAGGAACTCAGCGACCTACTACTGAGCAAGCATAGAGATTACGGTCCAAAGAATATATCCCAAGCCCCTGGTGGTGCCATCAATGGGCTACGTGTACGTATGCACGACAAGTTAGCGCGTATCAATAACTTAATTGATAGCGGTGCATCACCTGAGCACGAGTCACTAGAAGATTCATTCAAAGATATGGCGAACTACGCTATCATCGGTCTTCTTGTCTTAAGAGGTAAGTGGGATAATGAGTGAAAGAAAAAGAACTCTTTGAATGGTTGAGGCAAGCGTACTTACCTGACCTCATTCATTCACCACAAGAGTATGATGGGTTTGATTGTACGACTGACCGATACAAAATGTTTATCGAACTTAAGTCACGCAAGACACACTACCCTGACTTGCTAATTGAGAAGATGAAGTATGACTTCCTTCTTGAAGAGGCACACTTACTTGGCTTCACCCCTTGGTATATCAACTCTACACCCGAAGGTGTGTGGGCATTCCCTCTGCATATGATGATGCCTATTGAGTGGAATGAGAAGTGGTTGCCTAGTACCACAGAGTTTGCAAACAAGAATAACAAGATGAAACTGGTTGGCTTCCTCCATTTAGATAACGGAGTACGCATTAAGTGACACTTGAATGGGCACGCATTGAACCTTGGCAGTATGTTGTGGACTCTGTTGCCTCTGAGTATCACCGCAAGTTTAGCGACATTGACTTAGAAGATATTCGTCAGTCACTGTATCAATGGTTCGTTGAACATCCCAACAAGTTAGATACTTGGGAGGCTATCGGTGTTAAGGATGCAAAGAACCTTATCTATCGTAGCCTTCGCAACCAAGCATTAGATTACTGTCAGCATTGGAAGGCTAAGTCTGGTGGCTATGAGACTAGCGACCTGTTCTACTATGAGGCAGATATGGTTGAGGCTCTGCTCTCTCCTGTCTTAAGAGGTGAATGGGGACAGACTCACAAGTTAAACCTTGGTCGCCCAGGAAAACCATCTGCTCCTAATGAGGGTGGCAATATGATGGCAATGATGATTGAAGTTGACTTCGCATACTGGAAACTATCTAAGGATGATAAGAAGTTATTGTTCCTACGTCACGCTGAAGCAATGGACTTTCCTGACATAGCCAAAGAGTTAGAGTTAGGCTCTGAAGATGCTGCTCGTATGAGACACAAGCGTGCCATTCGTAAACTCATCAACAAGATTGGTGGCTTCAAGCCTTATCGTGATGAGGACTTAGAACAGATGAGTAATCAGGAACAAAGTTCCGTAGAATAACCCTGCGTACGCTGCAAGAATTGCAAAGGGTACAAGGAATGGAAGTATCAATAACATCTTACGCATCAGGCGTACTTTCTGCTGGGTCTACATACATAGACTCTGAATGTAAATCGTAGAACTCTTCTATCTCTTTGCCACTAGCAAACTGTAACTCTGTATTGCGTGGCTCACAAGCGGAGCATCCGCCCTTCTCACATACTTCGCACATCTTATCCTCCTGTTGAATAGAAACCGCTACCGTTGAAGCGGATTGCTGGTGTGTTATAAATTCTAGTAGATGTATGACCACAAATACAAGTCACCTCATCATCTCGTTCCTCAACCTTACGACTTAAGGTAGTAAAACTCATACACTTATTACATCTGTATTCGTATGTCGGCATTAGTCTTTCCAATCTAT